GTGTAATATCTTTTAGCCAGTTCATATAAATCGTATTTTTTACAACCAGCAAAGAATGATTCCAAAATTCCATTAATTCTTTCTTTATTACTTTCGTTATTCAAAACCTTATTCACAATAACATTCAGAACTGATGGATGGTCAACAACAATTTTCCATTGTAATGAACCACCTCTACTTGTATTTGTATAAGTGTAAATTGGTTCAGGTCTACCAAGAAAATCTTGTGTCTTCCAATTCGCATTTACAGTCTCATTAAATGTCAACCCATAAGGTGGGAACCACATCACTCTTCCACCATTTGGACCTCTCTCACAAATTGGTAACTCATTCACATTTATACCAGGAGTATTTGATGTTCTCCATGCTAAATTTTCCAATGAGAACATATATTTCTTAGCAAAAGCAGTATTATTTGTTCCTATCAAGTTTGATGAAGCCTGACCTCCTTCTTGTTTGTTAGGTGCAATATTCAAATTATATGTTTTGTCGAATACAGAATAAGAAAATCTTCTACCTTCATTTACAACACCGTCTTGTTTTTGAAGGTCATTATACTGAAGATATGGTATATCTTTAGCAAAAACTCTACAATACTCGGTTCCAACCTCATTACCTAAAGAACCGACATATCTTAAAACTCTTGAACCTTTAGTAAGTTCTTTATATCCATCGTTGAAAACTTTACTTACTTGGTCCATAGCATTACCAACATGTTGTAATCTTCTTCCACCCTGTGGTTGACTATTTATAATCCTTTGGGTATCATCAAGTATTGAACCCTGTCTGAATTCTAAATTTACGGACTCAGTTGAATTGTATGATGATGGTTTAAAGTCTTCATCTAATTGTGTAACTTCTCCCCCAATTCCTACTTTTTTACCGGCATTCCCCCTATACTTTGGTGAGACCCAAGTAAATCCACCCTCGATACCACCACCATTTATATATGCAGGACCGTTGGCCCCAAGTTTGATTTCTCTACTAGGTCCTTCATAAAGTTGGGCCAATTCTTGAGGACCATAGACAGGAGCTTGAACTTCTTGTCCAAATTCGTTGTTGGGTAAATCTCCTGTCGGTGAAAAAACTCTTGACGGTTCTGAAGTTGGTGAACCAATGTAGTAATTAGAATTATTTACTGTAGTACCAAATAAAGCTCCCCCTACTCTGTCGAAAATATTCCTTTCATATCCAGGTTTGTACTTGTTATAATTTATACTCCCGAATAATCTCGATTTTTGTCCTCCCCCTGTATTGTTCAAAAATATTTGAGAACCTGATTTAGGTGGCCCTAACAATTGTCCAAAGAAATTACCTACACTTGTATTAGACCTAGTAAAGGCCGCTTGTAATTGTTGTATGGTTGTGGGGAATCCTGAATTTATAGATGGGTCAAAATAAGAACCAGGAATCGGTGATGTTGGCAAAATACTTCCGGCTAATCTCAACGCGAAGTCTGTTGCTGCTAAAATAGGTCCTGAAGGTTGTGTGATTACCCAATTTGGTTCAATCAGGGGTACTCGTGTGGTTAGTAGATTGAATATATCTGTACCACTATCTATGTTGAATAAATTTATTCTTCCTAAAGTTTGTTGTCTTATTTCAGTTGCAATCCTTTCTTCGAAAGACCTTCTAAGAGTAAATGCTCCCAATCTAGCGATATAGGAATCTTGTGTCAGTAAACCATTACTTCCCTGTGGGTCCCTTGTTAAAAGGATTTGAACGGGGTTATAAGATGATGGTACAAAAGTTGTTGGATAAGGTTGGTTATTATAAAGGTTTCTTGAACCACTTCTTATATAATCAGGTTCAGTTATGTATTCACCACTATCTAGAACTGTTTGAGAACCATTGGAATATGCGTTTTTAGGTTTCCACTGAAGTGATGCAGGCTGAGCTTGGTCTATTATATGAGCGTCTTGTTGACCTGGTCCGTATTCACCTTGGTTTGAACGAGTATTATTCAATCCTCCAACATCCCCCACAATTCTATATCCACCTTCCGCACCAAACTGATTTAATGGATAAAGTCTGTTAGCTAAAATTGGAGAATCAATTAGTACGTCAGGACTATCGGTAACCGCTAATTGTGATTGTTGATATTCATAAGTTATTGGTGGATTCGGACGATTTGGGGACTTGGGATAAGGGGCAAGATTTCTTGTCATCAATCTCGACCTGAATCGTTCCGAATTATTATAATCTAATGGACTTGGCACTTGATACTTCTATTTAATCAATAAATAGGTAAACATTATTTTTTTTAAAACTAAATCACAATTATGTTGTTACCGAATATTGCCCCTTCTTTGCAATTTTACCAGCTCTCAATAGGGCACCCTCAGTAACTTCCAAAAGTGCTTGTTTAACAGTTTCAGGAGATTGTAGAATGTATTCAGTAAAAGCAGGATACGATGGCATACTACTAAAATCTGGCGGAAGTTTTACTGTAAGTTCTGCAGGTATCGGAGTTTTTTCATCAAAAGAAACTTTCATGCTCATTCCTGTTGAAGTTGACTTCAACCCAGATTCATTTATAGCATTTAATATCGGTAAGAAAGATTTAGTTGAGGCTGCGTTTACAACAAATTCACCATTCGAAAGTTTGGCATCTATGGAATCGCTTGTTGATGTACCGGGACCTGTCACCAATCCTCCACTTGCTCTTCTCAATGGTCTTCTTCCCGTAGGTTCACCAAACATGTCAAAACCCGTACTTGTGAGAATTGATTTCATCATATCACCCATATCTCCTTGTTGTCTTTGTCTTTCAATCTCATAATTCTTGAAAGCATCTGGAAGTCTTTGAGTTAAATTCATTAACTCCTTAAATAATAGGTCCTCTTGCTTTTTTCGGTCCGCATCGGGTAACTTTTGAGCCTCTTTGAGTTTTTCTCTAATTTCTTCCGCATCTCTAAAATAACCTGATTTTCTCACTGCTTTAGCAAAACCCTCAGCAGATTTTCTTGTCATGTTCAAAGCATCTTCCATATTTCTCAAGAAACCTGGTTGTGTATAAATTGAAGTTTTGACTAATTCTTTAATGAATTTAATTTCCGCATATGTTTTTTCAGCGGTGTTTAATTGGCTTTCTTGTATCTGTTGTACAGTCTTTGGTGCCTTTTCTTGTTGTTCTATAATTCTTTTGAAATCTTGTTCTTGTAAATCAACTAATTTTCTTTGATACTCATTACCCCTTTCGTCTTTTATAGAAACCTCATATTCACCTTCTTTTCCCATACTTGCAACGTTAGCAATCATTTTTTTGTCTTCTTCACTAACATTGAAAGATAATCCTGTGGTAGAAATCCTTTTCAATTTATCATCCATCTCCGCAGCAGCCAATGCAGTTCTTTTCAAGTTCTCAGCACTCAAGTCGGTTTCTGCTGCCAAAGCATTCATTGTTAGAATTCCTTGTGGACTGACTCTGAAACTTTTAGTCTTTTCATCAAAATAGGTGAAAGACTTAGCCATATTGATTATACTATCCTGTAATCCTGATGGGTCATTTATAGATTGGTTCATCAGTTGGAACGGGTCTGTCAAATTTCCTACTGAAACACCTAATCTTTGAAAAGCTGATGCCATTCTTACTGCATCTTCAGGGTTGAGAACTTTGTCGGCTAAAGTGAAAACTTCTTTCATATCAAACCTCAATCTCGATGCTTGTGCAGCCATTTTAGTAAACCCTAAAACTCCCTCACTGAAATTAAATCTTGCCAATTTATCTGTGTTATTCAATACATCTGAGACGACAACTTTAGCGTTGAGTCCTATTCTTTGAACATAAACAATAGATTCTTCTAGTTTTTTGGCAATATTTTCATAAGAATACCCTGCCTCGGTAAATTCATCGACAATTTTCGATGTTACTGTACCCAAAATTTTACTTGTTGCATATAGTTCCTCAACTTGCTCTTTTTGTGCAACTAAATTTCTTCGAGTTCCCGCAGCTATTCCTTGTATTGCTCCTCCAACTGCTTCAATACTTCCTCCTAATTTTACGATACCTGGAGTCGCTTCAGAAACAGACCTAGCCATTTCTTGTATTCTCATTCTTGAAGCAACAAAGCTCGTATTCAGAGCCTCGGCAACTTCAGCTACGTTTGTGAGTTCTGTAGTTATTGTGGATGCAAAACCTCCTGGAGTTCTTAGTGCCTCTACATCGGTTCTAATTTTTTTAAGAACCTCAGAATATCTATTAGCAATTTGTAAATCTTCTGAGGTTATCGGCGCTTTCTCCGCCCCACTTTGCTGGAAAAACATATTTTAGTTTTATTATAAATAGAGTAATTGTGATTTTACTCCTTTTGATGAGTCTCAATCCATTTATCTAAAAGATATTTTCTTACGAAAATGGGCATAATCATAAAATCAGAATAACTTATATGAAGCAACGTAGATAAGTAATATAATTCGTCTAATTGTCCTTTTCTATACTCAGAAGAAAGGGCGAAAAAATTCAACCCCAAAACCAACGTTTACTGTTAGTCTTTCTCCTGATGGGGCTATAATTTGTTTGGTTAAATCCAATCTTGGTTCAGCATCTTGTAAGAACTTCCTAATATATTTTGAGTCCGCGATTGGCATTGACTCTACGAATTTAGCTATTTCAGCTTTATCAGAATTTCCATTTATCTCCAAAATTTGGTTTTGTAAAGTAAGAGTGATTTTAGGTGCTGGTCTTGTTGGGGGGTAACTATCGAAAATATTTTGGAGATTTGTTTGTTCTCCATAATTCATCAATTTTAGTTTCGCCTGTGCTTTGGAAACAGGTAGAGTTGTAGTAAAACTACCGTCTTCATTTGGTTCGTGAAGTGGTTTTTTTATATTCAACTCTTCCAACGAAATATTAGCTTCGAATTGTTTTTTTGTTTGTGGGTCAACCAAATTCATCATTATGTTAGGTCCAAATGATGTGTTCCTCAAAAAAATAAGAATTGCTTCAACATCCCCTTCCAATAAATCATCTATTTTAATATCAGGTTCGTAAATTTTATTTCTCAATAAAGTTCCAGTAATATCGCTTGTATTACTCATCAAAATGTTTTCATCCGACGCTGTCAAATACCCAACTTTAACTGATTTTTTTTTGTTTTTATAAAACTTACCTCCTGATGGAAGTATTACAACATCGTGAGGTAATGAAAAATTTTGTTGTCCATAGTCTCTACTTTGGTCTTGCATAAAAAAAATTTAACCGTGAAGTTTATGTCTCCACGGTTAAATATACAAGTTTTATTTTTAATTTAAATACTATTAGTAAACCAACACACAACGGTCTGGACGCAATCCACATGTGATATCAGCTAAAGCATCATTGCTATACGCTAATGAACCAAAGTTAGCACTTGTCAGGAAGGTTCCGTATAAAATCCATTTTTCTACGACTACTCCTGTTGGGTCCAACATCTCGAGGTCAACATCTTTTTTGTAACCCGCAGCATAACCCATACGACCTGTTACTGATTCAGCGTGTAAACGAACCCACTCCATCAATGCTTGAGCTGCAGACGGACCAATCGGGTCTCTGAATTTTACCTGAATTTCATCCCAATTAAATCTACCTGCAACGAATGTTGAAGTATTCAAGAATTGAATTTCGGTTGAATTTATTTTAATTGAGGGTCTTGAAGCAGATTCAACAAACCATTCATTGATACCCATGCTAGAAGGAAACCTTAAAATGAATCGATTCTGCCGTTTCGGTTCGTAGGGTAAGGGCATCTTCATCAGTAAATCAGCCATATTATAAAAATTTTAATTTCTGTGTTTATATGTTATAAATATAGTATTAGTGAAAATTTTTTCTATTTACTTTTATTTTAAAAAACTCATCTTTATTTTACTTCTTTTTTGATTCCTCCAGCTGTTGAATAAGTCTTTACTAGTTCTGGTTTATCTTTAAAAGCTTTCTTCATTACTTCTATATTCTTTAAATCGTCATCTGAAAATCCAATTGTAGGTACTGCTGGAATAAACTTATTTACAATATCCATTTTAAGAAAACTTCTTTTATTTAGTAAAGCAGCCATCCCTTTTATATAGTCTACAAATTCTTGCATTGCAATTACCTTTCCGTGTTCGGGGTTTGTGGCACCTATATCATCACCAAAAGAAACGGGGTGGTACTTATTTAACTCCAAATATGTTTTTATAAGTTCTTCATCAGTCATATCCTGTTCTCCTGCGAAGGTTCTATATTTTTTTAAGTTTTTAATTACTTGGTTTTTATCTATTCCTTTGAAATCGGAAACTATATAATTGTAAACTGCTTGTTTAAGAGTTCTCGGGTTGTGTCCACGAGCGGTTATTATCGCAAAAATCGAACCATTGTTTACCGCTTCTACAAAATCCTTCCATGCAGGACCAGGTTTAGCTTTCATTGCATCAATCAAAAATTGTTTGTCACCATCCACTCTGAAATCTTTGAAGGCGTTTGGAGCAAAATCAACGATTGTACTCCCTTTGTATTTTAAAGGTCCTTTACCTATTTTACTTCTATATTCAGCAAAATCTTCAGTACTCATTCCAACCTCATTACCATCATCATCTAACAAATAGATTTCTGTTGGCATATGGACAATGTTGTCATCCCAATCGAATGCGTAATACTTTAAGTCTGGTGTCCCCTCGGGTTTTATTCCCTCTCGTAATATTTTTTTCATTAGGTAATAAAAAAGTGGGGGGTTTTGGACCCCCCGTTTTTATTATATATTTTCAAACGAAGCACCTGTTGGTGTGATAAAGAACTCAATATCTATGAACTCCAAAGCCTTCGTTGGTTTAAGGTAAATTTTACCTGTGAGAGTGTTTCTGTCCAAGTCTTCAGGTGAAGAAGAAACAGTAACACGGAAGTCATATAAACCTCTATCTCTTCTGATTGAGTCAAGTATAGGGTTTACACTATCCAAGAATTGTTGTCTTACGATTTGGTCGTTTTGTTCAAATAACAATCTCACTGCTACAGCTGAAATCAACTTACGAGCTTGTAACAACAATCTTCTTACATTCAATCTGTTCAAAGCTGTGTCAGCAACTTGGAGGGTTTTATTACCCCAAATTACAGTTCCTACGTCAGCGAATGTCGCAATTGGGTTGATTCTACCTTGATAAAGTGTATCTCTATCTTGTTGAGTAAGTTTTACTCTCGCCTTGATTGAGTTTACTAAACCTCTTGTGTAACCAGCCGATGCAAACCATGGGAAAGAAATGTTATCTGTAAGAGCTAAGTTTCTACATACTTCACCTGTTGGTGGGATATAGATTTGTGTATTATTCACAGTATCTCTTACTAAAATCCATGGATAATAAGTTGCGGTGTAGTTAGAATCAATACCTGTATTATCAAGATTGTCTACCGCTGTTTGTGGGTAAATGATTTGATTTTGGTCTGTTGAATCTGGTAGTAACATGTTATAGTCAGGGGTAGTGACAATGTAAATTGAGTCAGCTCTTTGGAACTGAATCATATCTATTGCTGCTTCTACAAGAGTTTGGTTATAAACGTAATCGATACTTGCAGTTGCAAAAACATTTATATTTGTAGATTCTGGATTTGCAAAAGTAAGAATACCAAGAAGATATGCGTAATAGTCTGTATTTGCAAATGACTGACTGTCAGCATCAACGGTGATATTTTTGAAAGTACCGAAACCAGTTGCTGTTGGATATCTTGCCGAAGTACAAGCTCCTGCCAAGTAACCAGTACCACCTAAAGCGAATCTATCTTCATTAGTCCTTCTTTCTTCATAGATGTCCCAACCGTCAAAACCACCCGCCATACAAAGTGTGAACTTTCTAGAGTAAATAAAATAATATGGATTATCCTGACTACTTGGATTAGAAGTGAAATCAGCAACACCACATTCGAATGCTGTTTGACCACTTGTTGTGAACTCATTACCAATAGTCACCACCGTAGCACCTGAGTCCAAGTGGAAACCTTTAGTTAAACCGTTCCAAGGTGCCGATTCAGTTGCGGTACAAAAACCAACAACAGGATTCTTTTGACCTAAGTATTGCAAGAACGCATCCTCAATAGTAAATAAGTAAGAGGATGACATACCGAGATAAGTTCTACGAACAACGTCACCAGGAGAAGTAACCGTATTTGCACCACCTGCAGCAGAACCAAAAGGTGGGTCAAGAACTACCTCTTGAGGGAAATTGTATTTTGTCTTATAGAAAATCATTGGTGCTTGAACCGCTGTACTTCCATAGATTCTTTGAGAATAACCATTGAATCCACAAGGAAGTGCGTCTACTGGAGCATTCTCAGCCATTTCAACCATAATATATCTTGAAATCAATGCGTATTCCCCATCCTGAGAACCAATTTTTTTAGCGATAAAATTATTACTTGCTGGGTCTAAAACGCAGTTTTGGAATTTTTCAATTACGATAGGATTAGCATCTGTATCAAAAAACTGTCTTACCAAAACATCAAAAGTCATGTTGTCAAAAGAAAGATTTGCAATTGAAATCTTCACCTCTGTGTTAGCCGCATCACCATCTGAAATCGAAATAAATCTAAATAAGTTATAAACCTTATTACCTCTAAGTTCTGAAACTAAGAAAGGTGATTTTGGTGATTGATATCTTTGTAATTTCCAAGCAATAGAATCTGAAGCCAAACTTCTAGCCGA